GTACCTCAACTAACCATGTACCATCGTCATCTATCACTTTACCACCCTCAGGTAAACTAAACTGCTCTAAAATAGGTCTACCATCAACATCATAGTTAATTGTTTGTCTAATAGCTAAAATGCTACCAGCACCTGTAACTAAATCACATAAATTACCTGAATCTTTTTTGGGTTTACAGTTAGTCTTCAAAAAGTCTTCGTCTGCAGTTGAAAATATAGAGCCCATAAAAACCGCGTGAGGTTTAATGTCAATTCCAAATTCTCTTAAATCAAAGTCCGCCCTTGTTATACCAATATTACATATTTCATTTTCACCCCAAAAAGAAGTTACTTCAATATCTTGTTTGATATTAACTAATTGTGGTAATGAATCTAAATCTGTTGATGATTTAAATTGGTCTCCATCAAATTGTTCTGCAGTTGCAAGACCTGACCTAATTAAATCAGCAGGTCTTAATGAAAAACAACCTATGTTTGATAAATCTAAATCTAAGACTAAGGTTTGAATACCTAGCGGTGCTCCAATTATCATAAAGTCACCACTTTCATTTGTTTTTACAGTAAACTTATAATACTTTTCGTAAACTTCTAAAACTTCGGTTCTTGTTAGAACGTCTTCTCTATCAGGAAATGTACCTGTTGGTGTGTGTCCTCCGTATTCTTGTCTATATGGTAAAAGATTATAACGGTATCCATCTTCATTTTTAATATCAACCGATGTGTAAGGATAAAGTGTGGAAATCACAGGGTCATTTTCATCTATTGCGTCAAGTGGAACAAATATTGATACATTCGCATTTGGTACTCCGTACCCTCCATTGACTATGACTCTACCAGCCACAACTCCATAGTCTGCACAAAATCTCGTGTAGACATCTTCTTGTCTTAATTTTAAAGAAAGTATCTCTAAAAAGTCAAAATCTTGATTAATATTGACTCTAATATTTTTGTCCGTACCCGGTGCTGTTCTTATCCTATAACTTTTGGTCATTAGTCTTTTAAAAATAAATAGTTATTTTACCCATTTTAAAAGTAGGTAAGACACATAGGAAATAAATAATCTTATGAGAAATCTACAGTTGCTAAATTTTTAACAAACACTTTGATGTCTTTGTTGTTAAATCTAACTTGGTAAACTTGTGTTGGTTCTGCATATATTGTATCATCAATCAGTTGTATTTCTCTTGTCTTAGGGTCAAGATATCTTTGTGAAGTTTCTGATGTTGAGTATTGTCCACCAACTTTGTTAAATACTTGTAAATTTGTGAGTGTGAGTACTCCGGCTGTGTTTTGTATTAATCTTCTTACGTCTGAAACATTAACATTTTGACCTAAATCTCTATTTTCAGGTGCCATGTAATTTGAGACTTGATTAATTATTTCAGTAATAACTTGACCTCGATTTACATTTGATTCTAAAACGACATATATGTCGAATGACAAATCAATAACTCTCGCAACATCTATTGAGATGTAGTCATTAATCATCCTATATTTAGAAAGATAAGTCGCAAGATTCGATTTTAAATTATTTGATACCGTTTGTGTAAGTTTACCACTTTGGTCGTATGATAAAATTTGAATTGTAATTTTATTATTATTTTCAGTGATTGCAACTTTAGCAGGTGCACCAAATCTACCCGGCATAGTATCAATAAGTGATTTATAGTCATTTACTGTTACTGCCCTTTTTTGTGCGGCAAAATTAAACGCCACCATGTTTCTTACTTCTTCAGTGGAAGGTGGATTTGAGCCTCCAATCGCAGCCGTTACATTATTAACCGTCAATGAGTTAATGACGTTTGAATTAATACTATCCGATGGACCATTAACCGCAAAATCAATAGTACCAACTTGATTAATAACTCCAACCCCGACATTTGATGCTAAACCACCACCACTTCTATACTGTACGAATATTGTTGTATTTGGTTGAACCGTTAGACCTAAACCTATATTATTTTGATAATTTGCCAAATCTAATTTTATTCCATTTTTGGCAAAATTTGTTAATTGGTCATTTGGTGTTGTAGTACCTGCACCAAATTGGACTTTCATAAACCCTTCAGGTGTATATTCGGTAACAAATCTCTTATCGGTTTTAATGTATTTTCCAACTTTTACACCAGCATTATCTACAGGTTTAGTTGGGTCTTCAATAAAAACAGTATCTTCGGCTAAAGCGTCTACTTCATACCATCGATTAGTTGAGGTTGCAAATTCTGTGTAATTAGGTACGTTAGGATATCCTGTTCCATCTTTTTGTATTATTGATGTAACACCTAAAACGTTTCTTTCAGGTAAGAAAAAATTAAAGAATGGTACAACATCTGTAGGGTTGATTACTCTTTTATATCTTTTTGTCGTTCCATTTACTACTACCTCTCTTTTTGTAATAACGTAATTTATAATTTTATTATTAGCATCAAAAGTCGGTATTTTAGTTCTATTAACTTCTCCTTCTTGATTATATTGTGTTGAAAAATCTATATCGTATACTGTCTCGAATGTATTACCCCCTCCATTAAATTGTGAACCAGCTCTTAAAACACCTAAATATCTAAAATCTTCAGCGTCCCCAAAAGGTGGTACTGTTATAGAGATATCAACAACCGCCACTGAAGGTCTATAACCTGGTATTTTTAAACCATAAGTTCTTGCAATATTAAAAATAGATGATTTTTGTTGAGCATATTGGAGTACCGTTTCTTGTATACTTCTATCGATGTGATAATGTAAATTATCAGCCACCGCAGCATTCAAGTCCATTAGTACTGAAAAAACCGAAGCGTCGTTGAAGTTTTGAACAAGTTCAGGGTAGTACTGTTTTGTATAGTCTATTAAACTCTGTCTAATTGCCTCAAAATCCCTATCAGTATAATTAATTTTATTGTTTGCCATCTTATATGTTAATTATCACAAATTCTCTACTACCGAATGCTCTAGCGTCATTAGTGTAGTCAATTTTTATTTTTGCTGTGTATTCTGCGGTATTCGCTCCAGGTATACGATAAATACTTGCTTGACCTAATAGTTCGTAATCTAATTGTCCTGCTACATCACCTGATTCAGTATATGGTTCAACAGTGATACTGTTTATAGTAAGGTTAGGTATGTAAGTTGCAACCTGTTCTTCAATCTCCGCTCTAATTTCCTCAAACGTCGCACCGTCAAGTGGTTCAAAAATAAATTCATATAAACGAGTACCAAAATCAGGTAAAAAATATCTTGAACCCCTTCTTGTTAATAATAAGTGTACAAGGTCTGTTCTGATTTCTTCATCAGTTGTTTCAGTCAGTTTTAAATAGTTTCCTTTTGAACTTTGTAAAAAGGGAAAATTTATACCATACGTAATACCATTTGCCATATTACATAAATATAGTGTCGTGATATTTTCAATAAATAGTTATGAAATAAAAAATCCCGACATAGTGTCGGGATTAGTGTTGCGATTAGGATGAACAACCAAAACAATCAAAGTCACTATTTTCAGGTTTTGGTGGTAAGTTCATATCACTATAACTTACAGTAGGTACTTCAACTTTAACTTTGGGTTGTTGTATTTTTGATACGTCAACCGCTAAGTGTTTTGCTCCTGTTGAAATGGCTTTAGTCCTTACATAATAACATAATGTTTTCAAACCTCTTTCCCAAGAGTGGAAGTGTGATGATGTGATTTTAGATAAAGTTGGATTACCCATATAGATATTCATTGACTGTGATTGGTCAATGAAAGGTGCTCTATCTGCAGCCATATCAATTAATTGTTTCTGAGAAATTTCCCAAATTGTTTTATACTTAGGAATTAAGTGTTCAATTCTTTTTACTTTTTTCAAATAATTCTTGTCTTCAGAGTCCAAGTAATTATTGAAGTTAATGTTTTGGATTGACCCTTCGTTAAGGATAATTTCATTTTTTAAATCTTCAGACCAAATACCAATTTTTTCAAAATCGTTGATGAGGTATTTGTTTACAATCATGATTTCTCCACCCACAACTCGTCTGTTAAAGATTGCCGAGTGTGCAGGTTCTGTCATTTCATATGAACCTGTGATTTTTGCTGAAGATGCTACCGGCATTTGAGCGGTAAATAATGAATTACAAACACCATAATCAGAAACACTTTTCTTTAATTTGTTCCAATCCCACATTCCTGAAAGTTCTGTTTCATTAACATTCCACATATCAAATTGGAAAATACCTTTTGACATAGGTGACCCTTTGAATAAGTCATAAGGTTGGTACTTACCGTCCATACATAATGTATTACTTTCTGTAATTGCCGCGTAATAGATAGTTTCAAAAATATCTTTATTTAATTTTTTTGCTTCATCAGACGTGAAAGTGTAATCCATTAAATAGAATACATCGGCCAAACCTTGTGTTCCAATTGCAATTGCTCTTTGTTCTAAACCACCTTTACGACCTTTTTCAGTTGAGTAGTTATTAATATCGATTACTTTGTTTAATGACCTTACAACTTTACGTGTTTCTTCATATAATAAGTTGAAATCAAACTCACCATCTTTTACAAAGTTTTTCAATACCATAGATGATAAAGTACAAATAGCAGTAGTATTCTCATCAGTATATTGGTAAATCTCATTACACAAGTTAGATTGTTTAATAACACCAATATTTTGGTGGTTAGTTTTTCTATTGGCGTTGTCTTTAGAACATAAATAAGGAACACCTGTCTCTACTTGTGATTCAACAATTTTAGTCCAAATATCTTGTGCTTTAACTTTTTTACCAAGTCCCATACTAACAGCTGTGTTATACACTTCTTCGTATTCTTCACCATAACATTCTTGTAATGCTTTTAATCCCGCCTTTTTAATATCATTAGGACAGAACAAATACCAATCAGCATTGTTTTTAACGGCCTTCATAAAGTTGTCAGGAATCCAAAGTGCTGTAAACAAATCACGAGCTCTTAGTTCTTCCGCACCTGTGTTCTTTTTAATGTCTAATAAATCAAAAATATCTTTGTGCCATGGTTCAAGATAGATTGCTGCACTACCAGGTCTACGACCTTGTTGATTAAAGAATCTTAGAGATTCGTTTACAATTTTTAAGTATTTCAAAAGTCCACCGGCATAACCTCCTGAAGTTGAGATTCTACTTTCTTTACTACGGATGTTTGACATTGAAAGTCCGATACCCGCAGCATCCGAAGAGAATGTTGAAATATCTCTCAAAGTCCCTAACAAACCTTCTCTTGAATCAGAGTCATTGTAATGTAATACACAAGATGCTAATTGTGGAACTTTAGTACCTGAGTTAATCATGATAGGTGTCGCCTTAGAGATTAGTTGGTTTGATAAAGAAGTATAATATTCTTTAGCTTGCTCCAACGTATCTGTAACCCACAATGCAACTCTCATATACATATGTTGTGGTCTTTCAACAACCTGACCACTTGGTCTTTTTAATAAGTACATTTCTTGTAGAGACCTCCAAGCAAAATAATCAAAGTTATAATCATTATCATGATTGATAATGGAGTCAATGTTTTCTTCACCATATTGATTTATCTTACTCATCAACTCTTCGTGGATGATACCATCACCATGTAATACTTTCATAGTATCACAAAAACTGTCTGAAGTTTCTTTGTGATAAGACGAGATAGCAACTGAAGAGGCGAGTCTTGAGTAGTCGTGGTGACTACCGGTATAAGCTGCTGCTATTTCATAAATCAACTTATCTAACTCCTTAGTAGTAACTTTACCTTCTGTTGGTACAGAAGTAATAACTTTGATGAAAATCTCATCAGAGTTAACACTTAATCCTTTTGCGGAGCGCTTTACACGGTTGTAAATCTTTTGTGGATTAAACGCCACAAGGTCTCCATTTCTTTTAATTATTTTTAATGACATATTATAAATTTAAAAATCGTCTGTGAATGTTATAGTTTCGTTTAACTTTGCTTTTTGGTATTCCATCGTTCTTGATTCAAAGAAATTACCTTTCGTTTCAACCGCAATTTGTTCCATGAACTTAAATGGTTGTTCTACATTAAATTCTTTACTACAACCCATTTTAACTAATAATCCATCAACAACAAACTCCAAATATTGTTTCATCAAGTTTGAGTTCATACCAATTAAAGATACAGGAAGTGATTCAGTAATAAATTCTTTTTCAATCTCCAATGCTGAAAGTAAGATTTCTTTAATACGTTTTTCAGATGGTCTTTCTTCCAAGTGATTATTTAACAAGTGAATTGCAAAATCACAATGTAAGTTTTCATCTTTAAAGATGAGTGAGTTAGCGTTACACAAACCTTGCATAATACCTCTTGACTTCATCCAGAATATAGAACAGAATGAACCAGAAAAGAAGATACCTTCAACAGCGGCAAATGCAACTAATCTTTCTGCAAATGATGCCTTTTCAATCCATTCTAACGCCCATTTAGCTTTCTTTTGAACCGCAGGTAATCTGTCAATTGCATTGAAACACTCATCCTTTTCTTTAGCGTTAGAGATGTAGGTATCAATCAATAATGAATACATTAATGAGTGAATATTTTCCATCGCTAATTGGAATCCGTAGAAAAACTTCGCTTCGGGATATTGAACTTCACGATAGAAGTTTTCAGCCAAGTTTTCATTTACAATACCATCTGATGCTGCGAAAAACGACAATACGTTCTTAATAAAGAATTTTTCATTGTCTGTTAAATTTTCCCAATCTCTGATGTCATTTGTTAAATCGACTTCTTCTGCCGTCCAAAACGCGGCTTGGTGTTGTTTGTAATATTCCCATATATCGTTGTGTTCGATTGGGAAGATGACGAACCTACCAGGGTTTTCTGTTAATATTTTTTCCATAGT